CAAGCCAACGAAATAGTTTTTAGAAGAGCAGAACTAAACCTTGTTGCTGGCACACCAGGTGCTGGTAAATCTTCTATTGCGTTAGCAGTAGCAGTTCATTCACAAGTACCAACGTTATACATCTCTGCAGATACTAATGCGCATACCATGGGTATGCGTGTGTATTCAATGGCAACAGGTGTTAGTCAATCGCAAGCAGAAAACATTTTAAAGTTTGAAAAGGATAAAGCAGAATCATTATTAAGACAGTTTGAAAATATTAAATGGAGTTTTGATTCAAGTCCTACACTGTCAGACATTGATGAATCTGTTCAAGCATTTGAAACTGTTTGGGGTTGTAGTCCAACGTTAATCATTGTGGATAACCTTATGGATATTGCAATGGATGGTATGGAAGAGTTCTCAGGCATGCGTGCTGCAATGAAAGAGTTAAAGTATTTAGCACGAGATACAAATGCTTGCGTGCTTATCTTGCACCATACTAAAGAATCATTTGAGGCAGCACCTTGTCAACCAAGGTCTGCTGTGCAAGGTATGGTTAACCAAATACCTGCATTGATTCTCACTATCGGACAACAAGAAGTAGGTGACAGAAACTACTTATGTGTATCTGCTGTTAAAAATAGATATGGTAGAGCAGATGCAACAGGTAGAACTTTCACAATGCTTTCATTTGACCCAGCGTGTATGCAGTTAAAAGATGTTACCACTGGAGAATGAAAACGATTCTGGCTATGTTGTAGTCAGATGTGAACGTTGTGGTATGGACGGTGGGCAAGTAGCCTACGGTTGGGCAATCTTATGTAGCCAATGTATGTCTTTGGATAGCAAAGAATGGGACGATGATGAGTAAGTCAAAGCAAAAAGGAACGTCTGCTGAAACTGCTGTTGTAAATTATCTTAAAGATAAATGGAAGATACCTGCAGAAAGACGTGCACTAACAGGTGCACAAGATAAAGGTGACATCTCAGGAATCTTTGATGTGGTATTAGAAGTAAAGAACCATAAGACAATGACACTTGGTCAATGGATGGAAGAATTAAAAGTGGAAGTAGAAAATGCTAACGCTGAAACAGGTGCAGTAATACATAAACGTAAAGGCACAACAGATGTCAGTGAATGGTATGCATCTATGCCATTCTGGATGTATCTGTATCTATTAAAAGATGCAGGATACATTGATGGCTAGTGTTGAGAACCCACCTATTGGACCAATACTAAAACATTACGGTGCTAAACTACCATCACGTCAATGGGGCAGAGCCAATATGCGTTGTTGTTTTCACGACGATTCTGTTCGCTCAAGTGTAGTAAACTTTGACGACAATACGTTTGTATGTTTTGCTTGTGATGTTAAAGGTGGAGCATATAATATTATTCAACATAAGGAAGGGGTAACATTTCGTGAGGCTCTCGTCATCGCAGAAACAATTCTTAATCAAGGCGGCACACCAATACGCTACAACAATAGAAAGAGCACTACCTTATTTGGCAGAGAGAGGACTGTCCCAGGAGGCAGCAAATCAATTCCACCTGGGCGTCGTGGAAGAACCTCTTCCTAGTCACGAAGCATATAAAGGAAGACTTTCAATTCCATACATCACAAGAAGTGGTGTAGTTGATATCCGATTCCGCGCACTCAATGGGGAAGAACCAAAGTACATTGGTTTGCCTTCTGCGGAAACAACTTTATTCAATGTTGAAGCATTGTTTAAAGCAAAAAATTATGTATGTATCTGTGAGGGTGAACTAGATACAATAACTATGGCTTCAGCGACGTCGCACCCGACGGTTGGAGCGCCAGGTGCAACGTCTTGGAAAAAGTTTTACCCTAGGGTATTCGAAGACTTTGATACAGTTATCGTCTTAGCAGACGGTGATGATGCTGGCATGGAGTTCGGCAAAAGAATACTAAGAAGTTTAAATAGCACACGCATCTTACAGATGCCAGACGGAGAGGATGTTAACAGTGTCTTTCAGAAACATGGAGCACAATACATTAATGACAAGATTAAAGCAGTCTTGGAAATCTAATGAATCAATATATGAACAGTTCGAAGATAAGCCGATAGCAGCAGCACAACTAAATTCTTTAACAGGACCTATACCAATATTTAGAATGCTTGCTGATATCTATTACACAGTTAAAGAGGGAAAGCAAGAAGAAGCATTGGTGATGCTAGACATAATTGGTTCTTGGGTACAGGCAGGTAATACTAAAGAAGCCAATGACAGGATGCAAGAGTACGTTACTTTAATATCAACAGCAGATTTTGACAATGACCTAAAGGAGTTCATGAATGGACTATAATATTGAAGATTTTAAGTTTGATTCTATTGCTGTCTACAATGAAGCATGGGAATTATTAGTTCAAAAGCAACTAGATTATGGTCCAAAGAACATTGCTAGTGCCCCTGGAGGGGCTTTAAATGGGCTATTAGTACGTATGCATGACAAAATAGCCAGACTTAATAACCTAATTTATGAAACAAAAGACACGCCAAAGAATGAGTCTATCGAAGATTCTTTCATAGACCTGCTAAACTATTCAGCAATTGCCCTTATGGTACTTCGCGGCAAATGGCATGGAGTTCCTAGTCAAAGAGACTAAAACATAAATCCTTAAGGGATACAGTGCAACACTATATAGACAACTACAGTGGTCTAGTGTCTTACATTGCTAACGATTACAGCAAACGATACAAGATGCTAGACCTTGATGATATCAAACAAGAACTATGGGTATGGTTTATAACTCATACTAATAAATTAAATGAGTGGGAAACAAATCATTCAGATAAAGACAGAAACAAGTTAATCAATCGTTCGTTAAGAAATGCTGCGCAAAAATATTGTACAAGAGAAAAAGCCAAAATTGTTGGCTACGAAGTACAAGATTTATTTTACTATGAACCACAAATTATAGAAGAATTTCTTCCATACATTTTAACTGATTCATATTTTATTCCACTAGGTGTTAACGATGTTAACTACAAGCCTGACAGAAATGTAGTATCAGAAGGTAACACTTGGCTGGCTGTAAGAGCAGACATATCGCAAGCGTTCGAAGCAATACCTGAACGTCATCAGAATGTTTTAAGACTTAGGTTCGGTTCCTTATCCACATCTCTAGAAGATGTTGGTAATGAGTTGAAAATAAGTGCTGATGCTGCACGTAAACGAGTCGACAGGGCTATGAAAGCACTAATAGATGAACTAGGTGGACCTAGACCCTTTGTTGACAACGACTACAGAAAGCCCAATAGTGGCGAAAAAACAACAGAATAATCAACAGTATGACTACCGTGGTATACCTACACCAACTTGCCCTAATTGTGGTAGCAACTGGTTTCGTATGTCAGTTTTCTTTGACGAAATTGGATACATACCTTCGGCATATGCGTTAGAAGACGCCGAGTGTAGACAATGTGGTTCGTTAATAACACCAGCAACACCCTTAGATAGAGAACCATTTCCACCATGCACCCTTTGTCAAGAAGAAGAAGGACTGTATGACGGCTTTTGTTGGAACTGTTTACCCGAAGAAGACAACTACTTGGAGAACAATGGGAACTAAAAGTGATTGGGATATTGATTTAAGATACGGACAAATAGGTGAAAAATATGTTGAAAACCTTTTAACAAACGTTGAAACTGTTGAAGTTAAAAGAGACAAACGTTGGATAGAAACAGGTAACATTTATATTGAAACACAATGCTGGTCAGACAAAAGAAAAATATGGTACAAGTCTGGCTTAACAACAAGTAAAGCCACACACTGGGCTTATGTTATAGAAGAAATGGTTGTTATGGTTCCAACAGAACATCTCAGAAAAGTTGTTGAAACCTATGGTAGGATAATAGAAATGAGAAGACCAGAGTATTCTACAAGAGGATACTTGATTACAATAGAAGACATATTTAAGAGGAAGTAATGCGTAGTATATCTTTACCATTCGTTAATCAAAATGGAATAGAAGAAGTTAATGACAAGTTCAAAGACTTATCCTATGAAGAAAGACTTAACAACTATGCTAACTCTTTAAAACGTTTAGATAAACCAAGAAAAGAAGTAATAAAAGAAACCTATGAGTGATATTGAAAAGATTCAAGACACTATGATAGATTCTCCTAAAGACGAATGGGAAAAAGGATTCAACAAAGGACTTGAGTGGGCTATCAGAATACTAAAAAAAGATAAGTCTGCTTACTAAAACAAAAAAAGAGACCGTGTAGTTGGGGCTACACGGTCTCTTTTCCTTATAATACTTTATTCAATTTTTGCAGCAACTCTGCCACATTCAGGCCAAGGCTTCCAACCACGTTCAAAGTGCAATATCATTGCCCTCTTATGTTGTTCAGCCCTAGTTGCTTTTGCAGGGTCTCCTTTACCACCAACAGACTCCCAAGTGGGTAAATCAAACTGATAAAGACCACGGTATTTACCAGTTCTAGAGACAGCATCCGTTCTATTACTTGACTCGCACATCCTCAACGCATTCCATTGAGCAGGTGTAGGACCCATATCTTCATACGGTGCCTTCAAGACAAGTAGAGTTAATGCTTCAACTAGCATCTATCTCCTTGGTTTAAGGAACAAAACAGGCGTTACTTCTTTTTCCTAGCCCTGCGCTTGTTCTCCTTAGCAGTATTCTTACCATGAGGCAACGTTCTAAGATTCCTCTTAGAATCATTCTTATGATTGTTGTCCTTATGGTCAACATCAGTACCTCTAGGAAGTTTACCGTTCCTGTCCTCATAGTCCTTGCGGGCTTTGTTGACAGAAGTTGTTTTCTTCTTGGTCTTAACAACGTAAATCGGTCTACCTTTATTCTGCTTAGAACCCTTATAAGGTCCATAAATCTTAGGCATCTTTGTCATTCTCCAATGTAACCTTAAACAAAGTCCAAACAGCAAG